AAACCTTTAAAAAGGAAAATTTTACCATATGTTGCTTGCAGTCTTTTAACTAATGTCGCAATGTTTATTCTTCTTATCTACCTTGCTCGACGTCTGTCGGTTCTTCAGAGACCACTGATTTAAGTTCCTCCTCTTCATCCAATTCAGATTGCATTTCCTCAAGGATCTTAGTTCTCTCATTGTATTCGTCTTTTGACTTTATGAGATCGCCAATTCCACCAAGAGGACCCTGTTTTGTTACTTCACCTACGACACTTGAACCTCTTCTTGATGGAATATTTGTAAAACCAGGCAATCTCAACTTTGGAATTGCTCTGACATCTAGGATCTCTGGCTTGGTGAAGATATTGTCAAGTGGGTATTCCTTTTCAAACTCTACCAAAATAACCGCAGGGACTGTTGGTGATTGCTCAATGAGACGATCATATTCAGTCTTACAGTTATTCACAAAGTCCAAACCATCTTGATTACGCTCTTCACGGGCTAAGGCTAAGGTAAGTCTAATATTTCTAGAGAGGAGACCGTATGAGAGAGCCGCCGCCTTGTGGTTCTCCATCAACTCATTGATCTTCAAGAATTGCATAATTGTCGCAATAAGACCAGCAATAAGGTTGAGACCACCGATCACAGATGGAACCATACCTCTCACAGATTCTGGAAATTGTTCTTGAGCAAAGTTGGCGGTACCAGTCAAAGTTGATAGCACAATGACAGGCAAAGTAAAACGCATACTCAATTTTTTGTACATAAGGAACGCCCTGTGATGCATGTATCTGTAGCACCCAGACGCCTCACCCCACTGTCTCAATATACTTTCATGTTGCTCGTTCCAACTGTCACGTCGGTGCTCGAGCTCCTTTTGTTTGATCATTTGGTCGTCAAAAATTTCTTCGCTCATTTTATAATAGATGAACATAATATTCTGGATTCATCTGGTTTTCCTCATTGCCATTCTCGTGGTTCCTTTCACAAATGACGTGAGAAACTTGGAGTTTTACTCCATACTTATCCCATTCTTGTTCTATCATTGGTCGGTCAATGATGATACGTGTGCCCTTACGCAAATGGAGATGGCTGTTACAGGACAACAAAAGGAATCGACTTTTATGCATAGAGTCGTCAGTCCTATATACAAGATGGATGATAACGAAGTTAACAATTTGACGAAGACTATATTTTTCATGCTTTGGGCACTTGTTCAATACAGACTTGGTCGGTTTGACACATTTATCAATGATTTGAAATTGATGATGTCTGGTAAGATGCCCAAACCAATATAAAGTTTTGAAGTGTAATCACCATATAACAAAATGGAAGCTATTCTCGATATCAAGCAGCAAATTGAGGTCCTCGAGAAATCGAAGGAGTATCACTATGAGAAGTATCTCAACAATATTGCCATCATTGATGAGAAAATTAGTAGAGTTGAAAAACAAATTGAACGAACAAAGTCACAAGTGAAGAGAGAACTTTTGAAGAGACACTTAGATTGGTATGAAGAAGAAAACTTAAAAATGGATCAAGCGGTTGAAGTCATCACAACTAAAATTGATAGTGAAATTGAGAGACTTGAAAATGTTATGAAGAGTATTGAAGAAAAGAGACAAAAAGAAAAGTCTTCCTTCGAATACAATATTGAAAATATTAGAAATTGCTGCAAAAATAGAAGCACTGCCACGATGTTTCAAGCCTTGGAATCGGTTGCAAATGCTCTCGAAATTATTAGAGCCGAGCGCCACCAAACTTGAAACGATCAAAAAAATGAACCGACACGTTAAAATTATAGTAAATTATCATACAAATTGCGTCGGCTATGTCGTGTTTCCTTTCATAGGGAATTTCCCCAGACACGTGTTTACTGGCGATAGAAACAGTTCGCTCCTTACGCTGTTCGTAGTTTAGATGCCTCATACCAAAATGTGTGTGCATGCTCACAGGTGAAACTAAAACAACTTTATCTTTGAACATGTAATGTAGAAGCACCTCTATATTCGTAAATCCCCCTGGTGGCTGTCTCTCTATGAGTATTCTATCTGCCGCATCAAAAATAAATTGATGATCCTCCACAAATAAAGGAACTAAATCTACAATGTCATTACTTTGGATATGTTTGTAATCTTCTAGACTAACTTTCTTTATGTATTCAATGTCAATTTTTGGACCATTTCCACACTCGGCTAAGACCAAACCCATATTATGATATCCAATATCAATTGACAGGACCTTCATTGTCTTTATCTAAATAATATTCCTTAACTAATATAAATGAAGAACAAAACAAAAAATCAACTTTTGTGGTTCGTGGTTGTGGCACTTGCTGCTGCTTTGATTTACATCGTTCGTAATCCCAAAGTTGTAAAGGTTCCAGTGCAGGTGGGTGTCCCAATGCAACCCAGACCAAAACCAACGCGGGCTCCCGAGTTCAGAGAAGCGCCAATCAAGAAATACAAACCGGGTTACATGCAACAAATGGGTATTTTGACCGGAGCTGGTCAGGAAACGCTTCCCCTCTATGGAAAAGAAGTTCGGGGTAGACGGGACAGGTACCATTATTACACAACAACGGGTGGTGAAAACCTCTACCCAATTCCAGTTGCGTTTAATGGACGGGATTGTATGGAAGACATTGGTTGTGAAGAACTTTATGGAACTGAAACAGTCTCAGTAACTGGTAAGACTGGTTCATATGCGGTAAAGCTTTATCGTACAGATAATTTCTTCTAAATTACTTTTTCTTTTTCTTGTCGTCCTTGAGCAAACTTTCTGCGCGTTTTTTGAAGTCATTCGCTACCACCGAACTCGAGCAGCAGCTCAGACATGTGAGTAGCGCTGTCGCCATCATAATAGGTGGTGTCTTGATTGGACTCTTTGAAGCTGCGTATGAAATTAGCATTATACAACACATAGAGCTCACGAGAGAACCCAATCTCTTATTTGACATTGGTTTGTCACCACCAAGTATAGTCTTGTAAAAGGCCCACGCTGGCAATATTATTGGCATACATGGGAGCAACATTGGCATCATGAGAACTGGTATACCAAAAGGTGTCTTTACCATTTATTATACATCAACAAAAATTATTTCGTAAGCTCATGATCATATCAACCTCTCTTCCCTGAAGACCTGGATTTCTTGAGAGTCTTGCTTTGAGTCTCAAGAGTTCTAAAGTGGTGTCATCGTCTAAATTCTTAAAAAAGTCCCGTAATTCGTCTATACTTCGCAAACCTCTTGCGTCTTTCTCCGCTTGAACATAAGGCCAAGTCTGTCTTCGTAGAGCGGCAACTTCTTCCTCAAGCTGTCTAATTCTGGGTAAAAGAACTTGTGTGATTAAAGCCCGAGTTTCCATTTACTTAAAAATGTCTGACATCTTTAAGGTATGCTCAGGTACGCAGCTCTTAATCATGAAATGCCTAAAGTTATAAGAGATGTCTATAGATCTGGATCCAAAGTAATTTTGGATTATGCCAGAGAGAATTGCCACCCAGATGACGCAAACCATGTCTCAGAAGTTAACATGATGATGATATCATCTTTTCCGGGGTCAATGTTTGCCCTCAAAATGACTTCATTTGGATCCAGGGCCTCTCCAAATTTTGCAGAATCCCATGTAAAGAAGATAGTTCAGCATGCAATCAATAATCAATGTCAAGTTTGTATAGACGCGGAAGATGTTATATACCCCAAAGAATCATATAATATGATGTTACAATTTAATAGGTATCAACCGAATGTATTTAAGACATATCAGATGTATCGCATCGCTGCACTCAAAGAACTCGAGGTTGATATTAATGCAGCGAGACGCCATGGTATTAATTTGGGTGTAAAACTTGTGAGAGGAGCTTATCTTGGTAAGCAAGATGGTCTTTTACCAAACAAAGATGCCGTAGATAAATCATTTAGACAGGGTCTTGATATGTCGCTAAGTGCGGGTGAAAATGTACATACACTCATCGCAACACACAATTCTGAAGATATTAAGTTTGCGAGAAACTGTCCCCATAATAGATACAAAATTGCACAACTTTTGGGTATAGGTGAAGACTTTCCAGATTATAGATATGTACCATTTGGTTCCCTAAGTGAGATCGGGCCATATTTATATAGACGTTTTATAGAAAGACTTAAATGGTCTTAAAAATATCTCCTGATAGATATTTAATGAAGACCCTGAAACGTTTTGGGTATTGGTCGCCACCTCCCCTACCACCTATGAGACGCAAATATAGTATTGTCGCGGCTTGTCGAAGCGACGAAATTAACTACGAAATGAAGAAGAGTGAAATCACCCGCGTTGCTCTTCAACAAATGTATGAAGCACCGTCTCTACACGAACCAAAGCAGGTCACTACAAGACAGATGCGTCTCAAAATGATCCTACACGAAGCACTTGATCTTGCGCACTCAATCTGCGAACATCAAGATGCCCAGGAATGTATGTGGGCTTGGGAAATGGTTGATGAAATTGATGACGCCGCTACCCGAGCAGGTGTCCGCTACTATTAATTTCCCAACCTATATTAAATGGAGTACGAAAAGCTCAAAGAGAAGGTCAAGAAGCTTGGCTTCAGGGTGACCAAAGATGTAAAAGGGAAACGCGTCAAACTCACAAAGAAGGAACTTATGGCAAAGTTGCCAAAGAAGACAAAGGGTGAACCATCCCTTGAAAATCAAGCCAAGAGTGCTAAAAAGTTTATCAAGGTGTGTAAAATGGTTCTTAAGGAGGCTGAACCAAATCAGCCAAGAATGAGACAACCAGTTCGTGTTTCTCCAAGAAGAGTTGCGGCACCAATGGCACCTCCACCACCACCGAGACCTATGAGTCTCAACCCACGAGCTGCCCTTATGGCGGATCTCAAGGCTGACCTAAAGAAGCGGGGTTTAGCTAACAACTAATATGGTAAAACTTCCATGCTCTTAAATTCTGTACATTTAACTGTACTAGGACCTTTAATAAAAACTTCCTCATCCGTTGTACTAAGCGCTTTTACAGAAAAATCATCCGTCACTCGCACAGATTTGAAACTTGCATCTATTTCTGATGGCGCTTCATCTGTGTGCATGTGTCTTCCTTTGTAGTCACACTCTTCATAATAATGAACACCCGGAGCACTTGGATCTATCACTGGTTCCGGTTCCGGTTCTGGACTTCTGGTTAGAATAAATGCCAAACCGGAAAACAGTAGTATCACTAAAACCAAAATTATGATTCCCAAAGTCTTCATTATTATTTAGTTAGAAATTTAATAAAATTATTCGTCTTTTTTGACTATAAAACTTTTGATTTTTACGTCACATGATATAGCTGTGGGTCCTTTAAAAATTAAAGGATCACCTTCGTACTCTCCTTTCTCATAGGCATTAACGGTTACACCATCTGGTACTATTAATGATTTAAACACTGAACTATCAGATTCTGTAGTAAATGCAACTTCGTCCTCTTCGGCATCTTCATCAAATTTATACACATAGTCTCCCTGTCCTGTATAATTGCAGT